TAGATGTAGTTGTTCTTTGTTTGTTGAATTGTCGATGTCGATTGACCCGCCTCTTTGATGGATGGTCAGTTTGTTGATATATAAGTCACTCATGATTCAAATGTCGCAGGGTATGTTACGCTGATATTGTTTTCTCTATCTGTATTATTTACAAGAGTCAATTCTCTGTAATCTCGTGTGGTTCCAAAATAAACAGGGAATCTCAAATCTCCCTGCCAAAAGAATACCCACACTTTCGATCCGACTTCTGGTATACCAAACAATCCTTTTGCTTTATTGACATGTGCATCGCTTCTGTATAAAAAGCTGTAAGGATTGCATTTGCCGCAAAGATTTCCCATAGGATTTGAGAATGCGTCTCCAATAGCGGTGTCTTTGTTTTCAAATAACATCGCAGGAGAGAATGATCCATCTTTTAATGTCGGAGGGGTGTCGTCAATTGTGACAAAGCCATCTGTGTAATTGCAGTCAGATATAGTAACAACTTTTCCATCTTTATAATAACGGGATGATCCGCTTTCACCCATCAATGGGTAACAAGGTTCTGCCCATGGTAAATGCAGTGCTATATTATTGAAGAGTTCGGTGTCTTTCCATGCGTCTCCGACATTGTTTTCCCCCGCTGCTTTGACATTGATGTTTTCAAATTTAGAAAACCATTCGTCGTAGGGTTGATTTGAAAGTTCAGATATATAAATCTTGACCCTATTTAAAGCAAGGGGATCGTCATTCTTCATGACGATCCCTCTGTGGAAGGTTATTTCACTTCTTTTAAATTCTTGCCCGATGCCTGATCCACGAATAAACATTACTCATATTTAGGGCATCGATGTAGATACTAATTACTTGTATCCAAGAAGTCTCATACGACGATGCTCAGGAGTAGAAACACTGACGATACCAGACTCAACGATTGCACTAACAGGAATCACAGCAGTTGCTGAGTTGTGTGTGAACACGGTGTATGTGTTATCGGTATTTAGAATAGCCAATTGCTTGTTGTGATAAGCGGTATCGATGCGATAAACTGATCCAAAGACATTTACAGTCGAAAGGTAATTATTAAGTGTTGTCAGAGCATCAAATGTGATACCTTCAGCATTGCTGGACAACGAGATTGTGTTTACGCCACTACCAGATAGAACGGCATTTGTAGGAACTGGATTTCCAATCTTTTCTGCGGATAGAAGATTTGTATTAAAGGTATAAAGAGCCATGATATTATTTAGTGTTTTGTATTTAAAAAAATAAAAGATACTTGACATCTGTATTTGGGCTGATAGTCTGTTAAATAACAATATGTCGAAAAAGTACACAACAGACGAAGTGATTGCAAAATTTAAAACAATACACGGTGACAAGTATGATTATTCGCGATATGTTTATCCAAACAGAAAAGAACTAAAGGGAATTGTAATTTGCCCGATCCATGGTGAATTTGAAACAACAAGAATGCATCATGAAAAAGGGTGTTGGTTGTCCAGATTGTGCAGGTGTTCCGAGGGGAGGTTTTAAAAAAACAAAAGACGACGATTTTTTAAATCGCATGGATTCTTTATTTGGAAATGCTTTAAATTTTAAAAAATTTAAATATGTGAATAATTACACCAAAGGTATTGTCGTATGCCCCATTCATGGAGAATTTGAAAAAGCACCAAAGCATTTATATCGCGGACAGGGCTGTGCATGTTGCTCTGGTAAGTCCAAATTAACGACAATTGACATACAATCTAAACTAAACCACACCCCATATCGATTATTGGAGCCATCTAATTATATCAACAATAAAACCAAAATGTCAATGTATTGTGAGATACACGATCATACATGGAGTGCTAGAATGGATAATATACTCCACGGGGGGACAAGATGTCCATTGTGCGCTGCCAGTATTTCAAAAATTGAACAGGAATTGCAAGAGTTTGTAAAAGCTCTTAATGTAGAAGCAAAGTTTAATGTTCGGAATATCATCAAGCCCCTTGAGCTTGATGTTTATATTCCTTCTCACAATCTAGCAATAGAATTAAACGGGTTGTATTTTCATTCCGAGTCTTGCGGAAAAGATAAAACATATCATTTGCAAAAAACAAAAATGTGCTCCGATCAAAACATACAACTTCTTCATATATTTGAAGATGAGTGGCGTAACAATACAAATGTTTGGAAGTCTGTTATTCAAAATAAATTAAAAATGACACGCACAAAACATTACGCTAGAAAGTGTAAAATTGTTGAATTGAGCATTCAAGCAGCAGCAACGTTCCTTGAGCGCAATCATTTACAAGGGTATTCAAAGTGTTCTGTCAGATTGGGATTGGAATACTGTGGAGAGTTGATTGCCGTGTTGACAATGGGTAAGAGTCGATTCGATAATAATATCGAATGGGAAATATGTAGATTTGCAAATACTTTAAACACAACCACTGTCGGGGGTTTTCAAAAATTACTTCGATATTTTATAAAAACGTATAATCCAATATCGATTGTCACGTATGCTGATAAGCGTTATTCAAACGGTGCGGTGTATTCTCATTTTGGAATGGTAGAAAAAGAAGACACCCCATGTAATTATTTTTATTTTAGAAAACAAGAATGTATGCGCTATTCGAGGCATAAATTTCAAAAACATAAATTACCAAAGATATTGTCTAATTTTGACATGGAATTATCGGAAAGTGAAAACATGAAGCTACACGGATATGATAAAATATGGGACTGTGGTAGCAAGAAATATGTATGGTATAGATAAAAAAAGAACCCAGAGGTTCTTCGGCACCTCTGGGTTTAATTGAATTGTTGGATTTACTTTGATCCTGTCGAAATATCTTATAGATATGTCGAAACAGTCCCTGGAGTAAACGCAGCACCAAGATTCTTAACAATGATCAGGTGGTAGTACAAGTTAGCACCGAAGATGTTGTTCACGATTCCGTAACGGGTCATGAGACCTACACGGGGAGCAAAATCGTTCGGACCAATTGTTCTTTGAACCATGATCGGAATGTAAGGACAATAGATGATACCAGTGTCATAGTATTCAGAACCTTTGTATCCAAGCAACGCATACTCAATACCGTTACCGCTGTTAGGACGGTTAGTGTAGTAGTTAGGGTTGTAGAGATTTTGGTTTTGAATTTCTGTTCTGGTGTCACGATAAACGGTGAAGCGGCTTCCCACTGTACCAACCTTAGCGATACCAACACCAGCTGTGTTAACGTTGCCAACGATTTCAAAGGTCTTGAAGTCAGGCAACATCTCAAGGATGGTGCAAACGCGAGGAGTTGCAATAATGAAGTTAGCAGCACCACGGCGGTTACGAACCGCCATACGTCCAGCTTCAATAAGCAATTTTTGGTAGAATGTGATGTTACGCTCTGCGGTCCAACGACCATCAGCACTTACAGGACTCCACAAAGAGTATCCAGCACCCAGACCGCCGTTCATTGCGGATTGGATCATGCGGATAACAACTTCACGGTCGATTTCGGCTTGGATCTCATACGACATTGCGTTCGTAAGTTCACCATCGATATCGATGTTCTGCATGTTTTTCAAGTCTTGTTCCAGTTCAACAGACCAGCGTGTAGCAAGTCTGCGTGTTCCAGCTTCAACCGAGGTTTTCTCGAACTTCATCTCGATCTGAGGGATTTTACCTGTCAGTTCGTAGTTAGAAAGAAGTTCTGCGATACCACGATCTTCGTCTGCAAACAACCACTCTGAGTTACCAGAGAGTGCGGAGGAAGAAGTACCTGTAAAACGAGTATCCAAAAGTTGATAGCCAAGTTCTGAGTTAGGAAGTGCGCCAGTACCCGAAAGAGTAGGTGCGAAGCTTCCTGCACGAGAACCAGTGCCGCCACCGCTAGTTTTACCGTCGATGCTGTTGTCGCTAAGAGTATCGTTTTGATACGCATAACGCAGCGCGAAAGCAAGACCAACAGGACCGCCCATTGGCTGAACACCCACGATTTCGTGAGAGATCAACTCAGGGAAAGTGCGTCGAATCATAGGAATCAAAATCTTCGGAAGACGACTGTCACCGCTGGCATAACCATCGGAGTTAGGGATAGTTCCTGGACCACCAGCAGCGGTAGCACCAAAAATTCCTCCAGTGTTGTTCGTCTCTTGAAGACACCATTTCTCTTGGTTCTCAAGGAGCATAGCAGTCGTTCTGTAAGTATGTTCGTCCTTAATCGCTGGAATTGCAGCACTGCTGTAATCCAGAACTTTAGACCACTTCTTTACAAGAGCGTCTGTACGGCTTTCATTGATTTGTGAGTTTGGGTTCATATGTGACGTATTCTCTGTTCTATATTCAGGTCATTGCTGACCTCATTGTTCTTGGTGGAAATTTATCTAACACCAAATGTACGGTTCAATTCTTGAATGTACGGATCGGTAGTGTCGAACTTATTTAGTGTTTGTTGTTTAATTTCTGTTGATTCTTGAATAAAATCTAGGTTGCTAGATTTTTTCTTAGCTTCTTCAGTAATATTTTTAACTTGCTCTTTTGTTTTTTTATCAAACAATTTAGAAACATAGTCAAAATTCTCTGTTACAAAATCGTAGCTCTTGTCTTTAAGAGTCTTACGAATGAAATTCTTCTTGTCATCGGACATGTCAGAAATTTTTTCTTCAATCAGTGCATTGATTCTGATGTTGTTGAAATTCTTCTCAAGCAATTGATATTGTTTCTTGAGTTTTTGATTTTCTTCAACCAAACTATCAAGTTGTTGTTTGCCATCGAGCACAGCAGCTTGAACGGATTCTTTCATCATTACAGAGTCAACTGCCAATACTTTGCGAAGATTGGATAGTACATTCATCGCAGTTGTATTTTTAACAGCACTTTGCAGATCGGATTGTGATACGGATTCTTCCAAGAATGCATCCAAATATGCAC